GTTAATGGAAATAAGTTATAATACTCATCCTTAGATTGTTTTATAGCAAATCTATAATGAGTAGCCCAACTAGGTGCTTCATGTTTAATTGTAATATCAATAGAATTACCTTTAGTTGATTCTGAAGGTGGTACAAATACAGTATTTGTAGGACAAGTTAAAACAGACGAACATCTTCCGTAATCATCTAAATAAACCATACCTACTTCGTAATCTCTATCAGATCTAAAAGTCTTTATAGGTGTATCTATATCTGTAGTTTTACTAGAATAATCTAAAGTGTAATCTATCTTTATATCTTCACCATCTGAATCTATAATGTCATAAAACTGAGTGTAATTACCATACATCAATCTGTTTCCAACAAAATCTTGGGCTTTAGCTTTTAAAGGAACATTATCAAATAACCTTGTTACTTGCTCTGATGTTAATGGTAAATATGTTTTATTATTTTTAAACCTAAAAGAATACTCTGAAAAATCCTCGTAATTATTCTTCTCTTTATTTAACGTTTCAACAATATAGACACTCGTACTTTTAGCATCCTTGAATAGTAACTGTACATCTGTAACATTTCTATTACCAGTATTAAAATATAAATCAACAGCATTGTATTTATTTGTCATTGCTGAATTATTACCTTTCTCGTAATCTAAATTAAAATTAGAAGGTTCAAATCCAACTGCTGAGAATGGAGAAAATGAAGAGTATTCTCCATCAATATATTTAAATCTATATGAGAAGTATAAAAACTTATCCTCTAAATTATTACTATCAGAACCATCATCTTTCAACTCTATTTTTGGTGAATACAATGGTGGTGCTAATATAACATCTAAATCATCAGCAATCTTACTTGAATTTATACCATAAGATTTTGCTCTAGCAATATTTATCTTTCTTGGTGGATTGTAGTTATCTGTCCAAAATAGATATCCATCTACATAGTTTATCCCTGTAACAATATAATCAGCACTAAAATTTAAAGCACTTCCAGGTTTATTACATTGTAACACCCTAGATGTAGTATTATATATCTCGTTATATTCTATTATAGCATCATAATTGTCAGATGTAACTAACCAGTATATTAAGTTTAGTGCTTCTACTTTTACAGCACCTATTGTTTTTGCGTTCACTGATGGAGAACCAATTACACCGCTCAAGTCAGATATTAATGTATTCCCTAATACATTCTGAGCTGAACCTGTATTGCTGTCTTCAGAATTACCAACAGTTATATTTAAGGCATCACGATAATCGATTGGAGAAACTAATCTTTCATCCAAATCTTTGTTCATCTTTCCGCCTAAGAAGTTATTATTTAACTTAGCCATTATTTAATAATTTTATCTCTACCTCTTAATGTCATCAACAACCTAGAAGGATGAATGTTACTTAACCTAATTCTAGCATTTCTATATTCAGCTTCTTTCTCTTTCTTACATCTTTGCTTTTCGTAATCATTTATACCAATCTTATTATTAAGTAAAGCCCACTTAATATAAGCGTATACATAATCTTCTGCAAATTTATTCACCTCTATAGCTGAATCATCTCCGTTCTCCATACCATCTGATATGTATTCGATAACCACATAATTATTAGCTATATCTGAAGAAAAATCTATAACGCCATTGTTAATTCTAAATGAAGGTAATGCATTTGCTTCTGAAGGATCAAGACCATATCTAGAACCTACATTGTAACCAAAATACCAAACACCATCGACATTCCATCCAAGTGACCCATTATATATACCACTACCTGTATATGTAGATTGATTTAATCTGTAGAAATCTAATTTAGATTGACCTACAATAACTTCTCCATTTGAATCAAATATTAAGTCGTTATTGTTATCTTGAAGATATCCAGATGCTGAATTAGCTCTTCTATTCTCATGCAAAGGTCTAAGTAATCCGTTAGAATTTAAAGATATCCTTACATAATTAACGTAGTCACTAGGCAGAATCATTTTTAAAGAATCATCTACATACATCTCTACAGTTTTAATGCTTCTCATAGCATCATAATTAAGCTTCTTTATAGCTTGTTTAGCATGAAATATAGCCTCGTAACGTTTAATGTTATTGACTTGTTTATCATTACCAACATAAATAGCCATGAAGTTATTTATAATGTCTGATAAAGAAACATATTGGTATGATCCCCAGTTTGCATCTGTAGGCAACACACCACCATTAGTGTAATACTGATACGGAGTTATATAACTCATATTTTCTCTTGATTATTAATTAATTCTTCTTGTTTCATTGCATTTACAACATCCAATTCTCTTATAGACACACCTGCATATTGTAAAATCTTTATAATCAAATCAACCTCATTTTCAGTCGGTAATTCAAAGTCTTGATAATCAGCTGCCGATTGATTGAATAATGGTTCTCCACCAGATAAAGACGTATAAGTCCATTTAGGGTCATAAGGTAATCTAATGTAATCAGCAATCACATTAGCTGTAATAGCTGAAGGCAAAATCTGAACACCTTGATTATCTAAAGTGTATATAGGATAAGTTATACTTGGGGCTACTAAACTACTATTTAAATAAAGAACATCGCTACGTTTAGCCTTTTCTATTTCTGTGACACCATTGTAAGTCAATCTATCTAATCTAAATGCTTTATCTTCATTAGGAAATGCTGGGTCTTCTCCAGGCATATAGAACTTAGTAGTTGTAGCATTATAATGTAATACATTAGTTACAACAAATCTATCAATTACTTCTTGCATTTTAGCTGGAACATCAGCATACCCACTTCCATGATACATTGAAGTTCTTCTTGAATTGTTCTGATTAGCTATAGCTTTACTATAGTTAGTGAAATACTCTCTAAATATATCAAGTTGTGCTTGTTTAGCAAACTGATTAAATTCTTCTGGAGTAACATAACCTCTATTATCTTTATTCAATATAGAAGCTACAGTATTTTTTACATTATTTATCATGCTTGAAAATTATTATACAAATATAATAAAAAAGGCACTACTTTTTAGCAGTGCCCTTTTGAGAATATTAATCTTTATATTATTACAAAGCTTCTTCTTTTTCAAATTCTTTAGATAAGAATTGATAAAACTCTTTCCCTTCTTGAGAATGCAACCAACTTGCAAGTTCACCTTCTGGAGTGTTACCAAACTTAACTGTCATAATCTTCTTCTTATTATCTTTTAAATTGAAGAATAAATCTTTACCAGCTCTAAATGTAACATAACCTTCCTCTAATGCTCTACTTGCAACACTGTTTACCTCTAAATCTTGGTCATCAGCAGCATCTAAAAACTCTTTAGGGTTATTCTTAGCAAATAATAAAATATCTCTCTTCAGTTCAGAGCTAGACATATTATCTACATTTCCTCTCAAATAAACTCTAGCGATAGATTCCATTGTTCTAATATCTAAAGTTCTAGCTAAAATTAAAGCATCAACCTCAGTGTTCAATTTGTTAATGTTCTCTTCAGCTTCTTTAGCGGGATCAAACTCATAGAATGTACCACCACCATTTAATTTGTTACCTGGATGATAATGTAAAAATTCTTGTAATACTGGGTTATTAAAAGGGACAGTTAAAACACCATCTACAAATACAATTGCCTCTAAAATAGCGTTTTCATCTTGCTCATCAATAAATGGGCTTTTCTGATTCTTAGCATATCTTAAAGCTCTGTTTACACCTCTGTCTCCAGACTCATCAAAAAATAATAAAGGTTTTCTGTTTGTGTGACGTGAAGTCAACATAAAGTTAATTGGGGACTTTTGACTCACTAATAAGTAAGTTCTATCTTTTCTTTCCATTTGAATTTAAATAAAATTTGTTATAAAAAAATAGAGAGGGATACTAAAATCCCTCTCTTATTAATATTAGTCTTCGCAAATTACGAAGTTATTAGCTCCAAGAACACATAATGCTCTTTCAGACAAGTAGTGAACTTCCATAGCATCTAAATCGCTATTGTTAGCTCCACCAGCTGAACCTGTAATCCAAGTTTTCATCTTTCTGTCTTCTCTTTCGTTAGCTCTGTAACGAACGTGTAAGAAAGGTCTTGTTACAGTTTGACCCATTACTTCGTCATAAACGTTTTTAGTACCAGCAGGTACGATAACACCTGAAACTTTACCAGCAGATAAATCTCCTCTTAAAGTAGCATCGTTTAAGTATTTCCAGTCAGTTTTGTAGAAGTCATAACCTCTTCTGAATCCAGAGAAACCTAAGTTGATAGCCATATCCTTATCGTTGTTGAACAATCCGTAAGAAGTACCCCCAGCACCGTAAGAGTTTTGAGCTGCTAACATATCATCAATATCGAAAGAGAACTCACGATTAGAGAAGATTGCGTTTTCAGCGATAGCTCCTTGCTTGTCTAATCTGTTAACGATTAAATCGAAATCAGCTAAAGTTGATGGGTTACCACCAGACCATACGTTACCACGAGTTTGGATAGCTTCAAATAAACCTTCAGACCCAGCGTTACCACCACCAGAGTTAGTTGATAAGTAAGCTTCAGCAGCTGATGCGTTTTCAGCAGGTACAGCTTCAATCATAGACATTTCTAAGTAGTCTTCGAAACGTAAACGTGTCTCATGCTCAGACTTTAAGTACCATAAGTACCCTGTTCCGTTATCTCCTTCTACTTCAACCCATCCGATTTGAGCCATATCTGAACCAGAAACTTCGTATCTATCTTTGATGATGATAGTCTTATTATCGAAGATATCTAAATCAGCCTCTAAAGAACCTTCCATTCCGTTAGTTCCTTTCTTGAACTCAGAACCATATACGAAAGAAGTTACTTTTTCGTTTTGTGCGAAAGGTGAACCTGATGCATTGTAGAACTCAACTTGGAATTGTTGATCACTTGCTAAACCATCAGCAGTACCAACAGCAGAAATAACTGCTTTAGCTGAAGCTGTAGTAGATTCAGAAGATAAAAATACAGTTTGGTTTTTTCTAAACACACAAACACCTGAAGCAATTGAAAATAATGCACTATCAGTAGTGATAACTGAATCAGCATTAACTACTTGGTATTTAGTATGTAAACGACCTTGCTCTGTCCATTTAATCAAATCTGATTGAGTTGGAATTTCAGCAGAAACGTTTCTTAAGAAAGATGCTACAGAGCGATCTCCATAACGTTCAAAGTCTTTCTCGTAAGTATCAGGCAAATATTGATTTAAGAAATCAAAATTTGTGATGTAGTTAGTAGGCAATGTAGCCTTTACTGAACTTGGTGTAATAGATACACCTGGTGATGTTAATAATGAACCAGCCATTTTTTTTAAATTTTAGCGTTTTTTAAATTTTAAACCTCTTGTGTTTGAACTATCAACCGCTCTAACTTTTAAACCTTGCTTAGTTGATGCAGGAGATCCAGATCTTACCATATCAATGTTTTTTCCTTCCTTCTCAAAATCAGTAACCATATCAGTCTTACCTTTATCATAAAAGAATTTGGCAAACTTTTCTGGTTCACTAGCAATTGCAATCGCTCTATGAAACAATTCAGCATCTTTTAAATAACCATTGTCATCTAAAAAAGATCCAACAAATGTGTTTAAACTCATCTGTTTTTCTTTCAACGCTTGTGCTTCAGCAGGTTTGTACGTCATCTCTGTTTTATCATCTAACTTAAACTTGAAACCTTCAAATTTGTCAGAGAATAAAGAATCAGTCTTCTCCTTAAAATAATCAGAACGCTTACGTTGGTCCTCAGCTAGAGTCGTTTGACTCTCTTTATATTGCTTGAAAGCATCTAACTCTTCATTGGAAACTTGGCTCTCACTTGACTCAAGTGGAACTTTATATTGCTCCTTTAATTTATTAAAATGCTCTTTTGCCTTTGCAAGTTCTTTCTTCTTAGCTAACTTTGCTCTTTTAATTGTAGAGTCATCGTCAAGCTCTTCATCGAAAGAAAACTCTTCCATAGCCATCATGATGTCTTCATCATCAAACTCTGGATTAGTTTCTTTAATATAATCTTTCAAAAGTTTCTCTGGACTCTCAGAATCTAAATCTCTATTCAACTTTAAAAAGTCTTCAAGATTCCTACCTGTTTCTTTCTTGTACTTATAATAAGCCTCAACATCTTCAGGTAACTCTAACTCTTTCTCTACTACCTTCTCAGATAATACATCATCCAAAGAACTGAAGTCTCGACCAGACTTCTCTTTTAAATAATTGATAACTAAGTCATCACTTAATTCTAATTTACTTTCCTCAACTGGTGTTTCTTGAACTGGAGTTTCTTCAATCGGAGTTTCCTCCGCTTTTATTTCTTCAGTTTTAGCTTCCTCAGCTTTAGTCTCTTCATTAGAGTTAAGTACATTTCCTTCGAAATCAACCTCTCTTACTTTAAATTCTTCCATTTAATTTAATTTTTATTAACAAATATAGTAATTATTTATTTACTTATTTTTGTGGGCTCTAACACCTTATCTATAGATAACCCTCTTTTTAATATACTAAAAATAAATATAACCACTTTGTACTATTAGTATTAATGCCCACTTCACTTTGTCGCTCCACCAGCTCCCCGACATCTTACCTTTGGCAATATTCTTTGCGTGTCTAGCTTTAAATGATTTACGTCTCGCAGCATCAGCCTTAGACTCACCTTTTTTCTTCGGAGAACCACTAACACCTTGCTGACCAAATCTAATGATCTTTTCTTTCCCCTCAACACAAGCTTTAACAACGTGACTCTTTGTTGGATGCTTCGGAGTACGTTTAGGCTTGTTACATTTCATCTTGCTTTTATTAATCATACCTATCTACTTTGGTGCAAAAGACTCTAAGTCAAAACCACTTCCTAACACATCATTTCCAGAACTTTCAAAGTTTACAGGTGGTGTACCTTTCTGTCTTTGCTCTATTAATTTACTTGTAGCAGAAGCTTGTTTTAAAACTCTATCATCTTTAGCTTTTTCTTTTTCTTTCTCTCTATCTTTTAATTGTTGAGTATCAATACCTTTCAACTGCATATTGTAGTTAAACTCAATCTCCATCAATTGTCTCTTCAGCTCAGCTTCAACTTGTAACTTCTTTATCTCCATGTTACCTTCAACCTCTTTTACTTGAGCTTTAGCCATAGCTTCAGCATTAATCTGCTCCATCTTAGATTGTGCTGCCATCTGTTGAGATTGCATATTAGATTGTGCTTGAAACTGTTGCTGTTGCTCTTGAGCTTTCTGTGCAGCTTGTGCTTTACGTTTTCTCTTAACTTTAAGCAACTCATTAGCTAACTTCAAATTCTTAACCATTCTAATATCAATAGCATCTTCAAGGTCAATCTGATCTCTCTGAAGTGCAATCTGAATATTTTGCTCTAATTGTTGCTTTTCTTCTTCATCTGGCTCTAATTCAATAAAAATACCAAATGAATGTAAATATAAATTCTTAACGTCTTCTAATATAGATAAATTGTATTTACCTATCATCATAGCGAACTCTTCTCTAAAGTCAGAATACTCTAATACATCAGAAACCCTCAAAGATAAACAAGTAGCTAACTTCTTAGTCACATTTAAACCTGCCTCTAAGATATGCTTAGTAGCTGTATTACTATTTAACGCTGCTAACTTCTGAACACCAACTAATGCATCTGGATTTGGAGTAGAAGCATCTCTAGCTTCGTTAAGTCCAGTCACATCTCTAATCATATTCAAATAATAATTATAAGAACCAATTAAAGCAGACATCTTATTTTGACCACTATTAGTAGAAATCTCTTGAATAGGTACTCTAGCATTATTAAATTCACCTTCACCTGTATAACTTCTACCAACAATACTACCTGTTTGGAAATACAAGTTTAATGCATCCTCTGGGTTATACGCCCCACCATTACCTAAGTCAACCTCATTAAGACCATCAGCATCAATAAAGATACCATCAGGTACAACTCTAGCCATTACTTGCTGTAACTTTAAATGAGTTAACTGAATTTGATCAGCAAAAGGAATCATTCTTTTTACTAAAGATTCAATATTACCTCTATAAAGTCT